GAGCTCTATCGCACCCGGTACCTTCTAAACAATGTTGAAAGGAGGTGAAATCTACAATACAGAAGCCATAAACATCAGCAATAACATCATTAATAATGTATCAGAAAGGCCACGAACTATATGTAATCCTAGCAAATAATACTGTGGATTATTAACCTTAATCCAAAAACTGTTCTGGCCAGCACTCAAATAAGTTATGCCAGGCTTCATACAAGGCTTCAACAAGAAATAATTGCAATAATTGTTCACTTCCAAAGTATCTCCAAGTATGTTAAGTCATTCTATAGATGGAAGTGCTTTCGAGAGTACTTAGCATGTAATACTCCGATAGATAGCTATTGACCCAGTAACAAAGAAACTAGTAAACAAGATTTTTGAAAAGCTAAAACAAAATTTATGGTTCTTGAACAACGTAAGTGATATGGAGTAGTTATAGAGATCCTTTTTAGAGCAAGCACTAGATCATAGGAGCTTAATGTTTGTCTAACTACCAGGTATAGGCTTATAAAGATGGCCATAAGAAGTAATAACCTCATTTAGAAACACTATGCCGTAATACGGAAAAGATTAGCAACCTTGGGAAAATTTTATGTACTATGACATAACAGGTATGACTTTTAGTGGGCATCCTTTCACTACCTACTTTAATACCAGTGCTTCTTTAGCATATGGGAGTTTTTATCTATATGATTCTGGACTTCACTTGTATCGTCATTTCATGTGGGCAGCAGGAGACGATCTAGTGATATGGCATGTCAGAGATATATCAGAATGTATTTTGACTCACACTAGCCAGAATAAAGACTCAGGTAATGTTGGGCTAGGTTAATGCGTCAAAGAAGTTATAGTATCCAAGTTTGACGATTATGACTTCTGCTCCAAGTGGGTTTTCTAAGGTAGATAGTGGAGAGACTATTCAAAAGTCCTTAGCTAAAAGATGACGTATAACAAGAGAAATTAGCAGATCATAAATGACCCATCTTTACATGCCTTAGCAATATACTAAGGGGTTTAAAGTGAACATGCCTCAAAACTAGTAGAAGAGATATGTAAGTAGAGAGTCATGACATTAAGAAAGGATATGAAGGTGAATACTTAATAATAAATGCTGATGAATAAACAGAATACTTACGCATTCAAGGAGGACAGGGATAATAGCAAGTACATTGATGAGTGTTACATAAATCATAAAATAGGTATCAGCATATACAACTTATTAATGATGTTCGAATAAAAGGACCCAAAGATTATGGATTGACTTTGGAGGATAGTAAGAATTTATAAAAGTTAAGACTGAAAATAAATTCAAGTGATGAATAATGTTTAAAGAAAACAACCAAAACAAAA